TGGGCCGCGTCGGCCTCCATCTGCTTGGCTCTGGCCGTGATCCTCAGCCACACGTCCATCTTGTTGCTCTGGAAGAAGAGCATCTTCACCTGCTCCTCAAACTCCCGAGCCTGCTCCAGCGCCATCTCAAGCTCTAAAGCCTTGCCAAGCGCGGAGCCTTTAAAGTCTCCTGTCTTCGCCTTTTCGACGACCTCGATAGCCTGCGCCTTGGCGTCGAAATACTTCCCCAGCACCGGCCCAAGAGACTGCACATCCTGGACAGTCGCAACCGCCTTCTTGACGAGGTTGACGGCGCTGCTTACAGCCGCCAGGGCGGTTATGGGGTCGATCATGTCACCAGCTCTATTGCAATTCCAACCACTACACCAGGCAGCGCCGTCGCAATAGCATCCCACACATCAGGCTGACCCTCTTTGCGATACCACTGCTGGTACTCATAGAACACGCCAAAAACGATCCCCCCAATTGCGACAGCCCAGCCAACTGGCAGATAGTGGATAGCAGCCAGCACAGCGGTTGCGCCAACTCCCATTGCCAGATGCTGTAGCTTGTCTTTCGGGATCATTTTGAAATCCAAATCGCAGCGAAGATAGTCCCAGCCATCGACACAAGCATCACACCGGCAGTCTTCATCATGATCCCTTCAATGCGTTTGAGGCGGGCATTGATCTGCTCGTACCGTAATGCACAGATTTCTTCGTGAGTAGACAGCCGTGCTTCTGTCGCGTCGATGGTGGTCATTTTCAGTCTTCAGCTTTTTTGACAGTTGATTCCAAGGATTGCTGGAGCATCTTCAAGAATGCGTCCTTGCCGACCCTGAGTTGATCAAATTGAAACTGGCAAGAAGCGATCTTCCTATCTAAGTCTACGCAATGATCGAGCATTGCTCGCTGCTCCTGCGTGAAGTCGTCCAGTTTGTACTCTTTGCCTTCAATGCTCACAGTCTGGGGTTCTTTGTTATTGCCCATTCTGTTTCTCCTTCAAGATGCCACCGTCATAGGCCGGTGGCTTGCCCTTACCACGGGGTGCCGCTGGCAGCGACAGGGTTCTTCTGAGCCTCAATCTGTGCAGCCAGAGCCGCCTCAGTTGCAGCCTTGTCCACGCTCTCCCAGACCCACGCCAATACCTGCTGCTCGGTCAGGTTGGCATAGGGCACGGTGGGCTGGCCTTCGCTCCATGAGCAGGTTGCGTAAACGCTGGCGCTGTGGTCGCCATCCACGGCAGTGGCACGCCAGTGCGCGGTGGTGACGAAGCCGTCAGAGGTGCGGCGGTCGAGATTGTCGATTGTCCAGGTGGTCATGGTTTACTTTCCTTCAAGTTGAGCCACGCGCTTGCGTAGCGATTGCAGTTCAGCAATGATGTTGGCAATGAACTCGGCAGAGCCGTATTCCATCGCTTGCATGATGGGCTTGCCATCTTCATCCACAGCGTCCTTTTTGCCAATTACAGATGACGGTGAAACAACCTGCGCCTCATGCGCGATAAAGCCAACGCCCTTGCTGCCATCAGCCTTCCAGTTCCATGTCTTTGGCTGAAGCGCGTCAATGAATGCGCCTGAACCAGTCAGAGGTTGCTGGTTGTCTTTCAGGCGGTAGTCAGAAGAGGTGTTGTAGGCTGTGGCTGTAGTGGTAACAGAGATTGTTCCAACTTGGTTGCCTGCCCTGTAAAAACCAACAACATCACCGTTGCTAGTAGTTCTGTTGACAAACAAAGTTGTTCCAGAAGAAGATGCTCCAATCGTGCCAGCGGCGTTAATGTTTACCCCAGTTGCCGACGCATAAGAGTAAATTCCAATGTTCGTCGTCCCCACCAGCAAATTCCCGCTGGAGTCGATACGGGCGCGCTCGGTGCCGTTGGTTTGAAACGACATAAAGTTGGACGGGTGGTTATAGGCAATGTTCCCAACCGATGCCGAGTCCTGATCTGCAAACCAAATAAATCCGCTTTCAGTATTTGGGCTAGCAATATTCAATGCCGCTGGGCCATCGCCCCGCTCAATCAATAAACCTAAATTTGCTACAGATGTATATCCAGACAGTGCAGACACTCGAACGTGTGTCTTTGTGAGAGGCGAACTCGTCCCTATTCCCACGTTACCGCTGGAGTCAATACGCATCCGTTCGGTGTTAGCAGTGGAAAACCGCATATAACGACCTGCATCTTCTTGTCTGAAGTGCATGTTTCCATCTGTTTCAATATACCCTTCACCAGTGCCCGTGTTACGCAGCAAAATTCCACGAGACGTGTTGCCTGTGCCGTCTAAGCGCAAGGTGGTTCCATCACCTTGCACCGACAATTTAGACCCCGGCGAACTCGTCCCTATCCCCACATCACCAGCAGAGGTGATACGCATACGCTCTACAGCCGTGCCGGAGCTGGCTGTAGCAAACCTCAATGCGTTTGAGCTGTGGTCATAACTGATACGACCTGCACGCTCACCATCGCTGTCCACCCAACTCAAAAAACCAGTTGATGCTGATGCGTTCTGTCGAATATCAATATTTCCATTGTCAGAAAGAACAACGTCCAGTTTGCTTGCTGGCGAACTCGTCCCTATCCCCACGTTCCCGCTAGAGTCGATACGGGCGCGTTCGGTGCCGCCCGTCAAGAAAGTCATTCCTACAGTGGTAGTTCCATAAGTGCCTAGTCGAAACTCGCCAGTTAAATTACGATAAAAAATTTGGCCATAATCAGTTGAACCATCGCCATAACGAATTGTCCCGTTTCCTGCTGTTGCGTCTTGAACTGTGAGTCTTGCCGTAGGCGAACTCGTCCCTATCCCCAGCCCTGTGCTGGTCAGGCGCATGAGTTCAGAGCCATCTCTGGCAAACATCAACGCATCAGCAGAACCAGTTGCAAGTGTGTAACTAGAAACTCCAGATTGCGTTAAATCAAGTTTTGCTGCGCTACCACTAGCAGATTGGCAATAATAAGTGGCGTTTCCAGCGTTATTTAGGTTAACGGTTGTTGTCCCGTTATAAGTAAATCCACTCCCGCTCGTCAACACTTTCGAGCCGTTGAGGTACGTCACGCCGTTGGCGGTGCCGCCTGACAGAGTCACATTGCCAGATGCCGACAAGGTGGTGAAGGCACCGCTATCAGGCGTCGATGACCCGATGGCCGTCGCATCAATCGTGCTCGCAGAACCCGTCACCACCAGAGTGCCGGCCACACTCAACGTCTTCCCAGAACCGACATTCAAACCAACCGAGGTGCCGTTTCCAGCAGACGCAAAGACCGCATCAATGCTGTCCAGATCGGTATTGAGTTTGGTGCCCCAGGTGTCCGTTGATGCGCCTACCTCGGGCTTGGTCAGCAACAAATTAGTGGTAGTGGTATCGGCCATGTGTCACCTCATGCGGCAATTTGCCAGGTTTCAGAGTTTTCAGATATGGGAGTCCAAGTCTCGGGCGTGTCGCTCTGCGCGGCCCAGCTTGTTGCATCATCAGAAACCGCAGTCCAGACCTCGGATGTGTCTGGGATGCTCGTCCATGTTTCTGAGGTGTCGGGTTCCGGCAACCATTTTAGGTTAGCCGAAACTGTAAAGATAGAGTCTGCCGAGAACAGAACCTGCGGGAACTGATACCGGACTGCATTGACGGAAACCGAAGACTGCGCGTTGATCGTAACGGCCTGATTTACCACCACGCTGGTGCTAACCGTCATCTCAGCCCAGGCGTCAATCTCAATAAAGACCAGCGGCACCCGGATGGCGCTCACAGTCATGGCGCTCACATCGGTAGCCGCAAACGATCCTATCGCGTACCGCACAGCCGAGGCGCTCATTGCCGAGGTGCTGGCCGACGTAAAGGCTCCTATCGCATAGCGAAGGGCCGAGACGCTACAGGTCGAGGAGGCAGATACAGTCGCAGCGGCCACGGCCAGGCGCTGCGCCGAGGCCGACATTGAGGATGATGCGGAGACGGAGAAGGACGCGCTCTTGACGACATTGGCCGAGGCGGCCATCGTCGAGGCAGATGCAGCCGTGAATGCCCCAATGGCATACCGCACCGCCGAAAAAGAAGCCGCCGAGGTGGCGGCCATTGTGACGGCGGCGAGGCTTACGCCATAGGAATAATTGCCCTGCCCATACGGGCCACCGCCGTAAGCTGCCATGACATCAGGTCAAGGTAACGTCCAGATCGCCAGCAGGAATCCGCAGCACGTCGCCATCGTTAATGGTCCGCGAGGTGCTCAGAGCAGCCCAGGCCAGCATATTGCCGCCCGTAGAGGCATCAAAGATCGCAGCCCAGCCAATCGTGCCCCAGTTACCGCCAGAAGCCGCAGGAAACTCGATTGCAGCCGAGTTCGTGGCATTGGTGGGCGAGGTCCCGGAGACCGTGATCGTGCCGGTAGCGGTGCGGGCGTAGCCGTTGCCAGACACCTCAGTGCCGCCTCCAGTATCAGACGGGGCTGCGGTGAACAAGCCAACATACCAAGCCGTTGGCCTGGTCGCGCTGCCCGTGGTCAAAAGCCAAGTGAGAACCAGGTTCTCGGTGTAGTCGGTGAACGATGACATTTAAAACACTCCTTTATCCGAAAGTCCTGGCCCGCATCAGAATAGAACCACCAGAAGTCGCGCCGCGATCATCGGCAACCTGCAACTCCTCCAGCCCCCGTGTATACATCGTTGCCCAGATGGTAATGCGATCATCATCCTTCAGATACGGGGCTGCCTGCATCAGCGCCCCGTAAAGATATACGTCAGGTGCTTGCGTCAAAAGCCAATTTGTTGCATTGGTGCTTGATAGCTTGCTCAATTTTGCGTAGTAGGTCAGCTCTGCCGTGTAGGTGCTATCAGGAACCGGCAGCACGCGAATCTGACCACCCACAATCCCGAAATACAGAGGCTTTCCATTAGCCAGGTACATCGTGCCCTTCATGGAGTCCAAGGCATCGACCGACTCGAACTGCAAAGGCGTCACCGGGTTCGTGTTGAGCTTGATCGACTTGGTCTCCAGGAAGTCAGCCGGCACCGCGCTGTATTCAGAGTCGATCGATGCCGTGGCGCGCACAATCATCTGACGGGTACGCAGCGTCCTCTCAATCTGCGCCTCGGCCAGAGAGATAAAGTCAGGCACCACCGCCGTCAGATCGGTACGGTTCAGCCAATCCGCAACGGACGATTTCAGCTCGTTATAGGTGGTCAGGGCCATTACGATTCCCTCGCTTTTTCCAAATCCTTGATCGCCCAGGTGTGGTCGTGCTTGAACTCGAACATCCCAATATGACCGATCTCTTTCGAGACATCGTGGTCAATCCAGATTTTAAAGCCAGCTTCGCGTGCTTTTCTACAAAAGAACACATCTTCGCCGATATAGCCACGCTTGTCATGCCGCCAAGGCGTCTCGTACCACGGCTCGCTCAGAGCCTTGAAGACTCCAGCCTTAATCATCATTACGCCCATGCCGACTGAGCCAACTTCTTGCAGGCCGGTGCTCTCTGGCATCGTCCAGACTAGCTCCCGGTCACCGTTTTCCTTGTAAATCTGAGCCGTTGGCCCAGTAGGCATACGCCGGCGGGCGCAGTTCGTCGCCACAATGTCCAGGTCATGCTTAAGCAACCGCGAGATCATGTCCTGCGGGAAGCGCATATCCGAGTCAATGAACAGGACGTGAGAGCAACCCTCGCGCATTGCATCGAGCGACAGCTCGGCGCGCTGGTTGGCAATCAGCGTACCCTCGCTGATCTTGAGCGATACCGCATCGTTCGTGTTGAGGGTGTGAAAGCAGACCAGATTGACCAGGTCATAGGTGAACATGGTGTGAACCATGTCACGCGCCGGCGTGCAGACCGCGATGTAGTTGGTCTTCATACCTTGCCGGGCCTTGTCCTAAAAAACTGGTTGGTCGGATCGTTTAACCAGCGTTTCATGTACGCCTCATCGTCGAGCTTACCTTCAGCCTTCATCTGGTAATACAGACTCAGCGGAATAGACGCCACGCGAGACCATTCGCCCCAGCGTGCGCGCTCATCCACCTGATTAAATTCGTCCTTGTTCTCCTCGATGATCGCAGTCACATCTTGCTGCGTCTGGATGGTCGCCTCATCCTTCTCATCGTCATAGTGCCATATGCGGGTGATCCCGAGGTCCGGGTTAACGTCAAAGAGTTTTTTGTCTGTCATTGTTAAAAAGGGACCGGGTTTCCCCGATCCCTTCCGTTGCTTCGATTAGGAAGTAACCAGGTCTGCTGCCAGACCGTGAGCGTTCTCAGCCAGAATCTTCAAGCCCCACTCGACGATCAGCATACGCTTCTCAGCGTCGCCGGTCTTAGCGAGTTCAACCTGCTGATACGGACGCAGAACAACCATCTTCGCGTAATCCGGGTCCAGAACCCATGCATCACGCTCGCGCTGGAAGCGGTTGGGGACCACTTGCACGTTGCCGAAGTCCGACACATAGATGTCAGCCGCACCGATGATGGTGGCAGGACGCGCACCGCCGTCGATGTTGAACCGCGAAGAGGCGATGCCGGCGAAGCCAGAAACGCGCTGCTTGTTGATCGGGCCGGTCATCAGAATCTTCGGAGTACCACCCTGAGTCCACACCTTCTGAATCACGTTCTTCAGGATGGTCTCAGTGAAGGTACGCACGGTCCCGTCAGTACGACCCAGCGTAGGCAGGGTGGTATAGGTGGGGTTGCCGCCGTTGGTGGTGTCGTAGTCGACGTTAGTCTTCACGAAAGCGCCAAGAGAAGCAGACGTGCGAGCTGCGGTGGTGCTGCCGCTGGTGGTGCCAGCGTTGTTCAGCATCGCAAACTCTTGGTCGCGCTTCAACTCAGCCGAGCGTTTTGCAACCTGATATGCGACCTCAGAGCGACGGCCAGCCTTGTTCACCACCTCTTCGGTGTTGGACAAAACGATCGTCTTGCGCGAGATCTGTGCATAGTTTTGCAGACGCACAGTGGCTGTCACAGCGTCAAAGGAAGTGACGTCGTCACCCTCGAGCTGCGCGTTGGCGGCAGCGGCAGCCAGAACGTCAGTCTGCCACTCGTACAGAGTGTTAGTGACGTTCTCTTTGCCGATGTTCGACATAAAAGGCGTTTCTTCCATCTATGTTGGACAAGGCTCGTTAGACCTTGCCTCCCTTTCGGGACTGTATGTTTCCATACAGATCAGACTATATCTTCACCCTCTTTCGAGGGGCCAGGTGCTTCGGATCACTTGATCCTACGATCTTTCGATCTAGTCGTTGAACCTTCCTCTTTCGAGGCTCGGCTGCTGATTGCCCTCGGCTGCCTATCCGTTAGGGGTTCCCAGCAATTCTCCTGGTATCAATTGCAAATTACTTTGCAACGGCCCTCAAGTTAAGGCGAGATGTTGGTGATGATGTTGCTCAGATCTTCACGAATACCCTTTGCAGAGTAGGTCGTGAAGGTATTGGTCACGATAGCCATGATTTACCTCATTTCAAAAGAAGTTCGATTGCGGAAGCCGCATCTTCGACGCGGCCAGTTTTGGCAAGACGCTGTTTTGCTCGAACGCTATCGCTCATCTGTGAAACCCTTCCTGCTGCTCCAGGCTTGGCAGGTTTAGGCCCGTTGTTTGTCACGGGTTTGATGCCCTGGCGTTTAGCCTGCATCTGGTCATAGAGCGCCGCTTTACGCAGCGCCAAGACCACCCGGTGGTCGAAAATGTTGCCAAGCTCTTGAGGTGTAAATCCCATCTTCTGTCCGAACTCGACCAGCATGGCTTTCTCGGCCTTGGCCTTGGCCGGGTCTTTCCATGACGGAATTGCTTCGATCAGTGCCTGCGCCTCTTTCGCCTTGACGGCTTGGAATTGCTGCATCTGCTCTTGCTGCGCGATCTCGGCAAGGCGCTGCTGTTCGGCCTGAATAGCAGCAGCCTTCTCCTTGTTTTCGCGCATCACCTCGCGCTGCCGTACATACTCAATGGGGTCTTCACGATAAAGACGGTCCCAATCAATCTGCGGCTCGGCAGCAGCCTTCACTTGCTCACTTAACGCACCTAACAACTGAGCGTATTGCTCTCGCTCGGCCCGGACCGCTTGCAGTTCAGCCTCGGCAGCTTTACGCGCCTCCGCTACCTGCTGCGTCTTCCGGGTGTAATCCTGAGTCCTGGAATAGCCCTTCTGGAGTTCGTCCAAGGTCACCTCGATTTCCTTACCGTCCACTTTGACGGTGAAAACCTGGGGCTTGTCTTCCTCCTGGGTGTCTTCCTCCAACTCGGATTGTTCGCCTTCTGATTCTTCTTCGGATGCGTCTTCAGTATCCAAAGAGTCCTCAGAGGACGCCGCAGTCTCTTCCTCTTCAGGTAGAGACTCTTGCGTCTCGCCGCCGTCCTGTTGTCCTTCTTCAGGCAGTATGGCTGCGAGTGCTTGGGCCGCTTGGTCCATATTCATAGGGCCAGATGGCGCACTTGCCTGTGGCGTGGGTGCATTCATTGGTCAAATTCCTTTATTTACTTTGAACACGCTCGATGGCGCGCTGCGCCACCTTGCCGTTGTCGATCACCTTTGTCAACTCAGTCTTGAGATTCTCAATAGCCTTGAGCATCGCCCAGCACTGTTCGCGTTTAGGCGTCTCATCGGCCCTCGTTGACTTGAATATCCAAAGCTGATCGTTCTCCAGTTTCGTCAGCGCAGCCACCAGAGTCTCGTCCTCTAGTACCTGCTGCGCCTTTCTTCCCTTTCTTACTGCTTCCTCATCTGTCATTGCGCCATTCCATTAAGGTTGATGGGTACAGGCACAACTTGCGGCTGCGCCTGCGCTGCCTGCACAGCAGATTGCAAGATTGCGCTCTGCTGACGCATTGCCTCACGGTCCATATTCTGCGCCGCCATCAGTTCGGCGTTGCTGATCTGGGTGCCGTATTTCAATTCCAGCTCGTACTTCTTGAGCAGGAAATCCTGCGCCAACTGATCGCGCCGGTAGTCATCGTCACGCATCATCTGCTCGCGCTTCAATTCCAACTCTGCCGCCTTCTTCTGAATGTCGGCCTGAATCGACTCGGCCTGCACACTCGCCAGCACCTCCTCAGGAGTAGGCTTAGGCGGGGTCTGCGGCACCTGGAAGTCAGCAGGCACCATCTGGAAATACTGCGAGGCATCCTTAAAGCCGGACAGCTCGACCACCTTCTGCAAGGTCCGCGAATACATCTGCGGAGTAACCAGCGGATTGCTCAATCCAAACTGACCCATGATCTGCTCTTGCTTCTGCAAGACCATCATCATCGCTTGCAGTCGCTCATTGGTATCGCCGTTGCCAAGGCCAATATTGACCGTCACGTCCATCGCGGCATCCCAACCGCGAGGATCAATGGCAACCCACTGGTTACGCAGCCGAACCATGCGCGGCTTGTCCTGGTGCGTGGTCAGCAAGAACAAGATGCCCTTAAAGAGCTTCTTCATGCCCTCGGCCATGATCCGAGCAGTCAGCTCGAGGCGGCTCTGAGAGGCGCTGATAGTGGCCGCTACAGCCGCCTTGGTTGAGGACTGTAATGCATCTGCATTCAGTCCCATCGCGGCCTTGCTCATGCCAGTGCGGTCCTCGCGGAGCTGGTCCAGATACTCCATCATCGAGTACCCAGCCTGGCCGACAAAGGGCTGCGCCAGCGGCTGCACCATGCCAGGAGCGCGCATCCGAATCACCGCGCCCGTCTCGTTGTTCAGCACATCGTCGATGTTGACCTGTCCCTCGACAATCGCGGTCCTCGGGTGGATCGACTGCGCCAAGGAGTCCAGCGTATTACGCAGAACCTGAGATTTGATCTCCTGGATGTCGTGCGTGATGTCGAACACGCTCATCGCCTCGATGGGCGAGGTGTGCGGCTCGGGATCAAACGGGAAGTCAACAAACGGAATGTACGAAGCCGGCAGGTTGCGTACCATCTTGTACCCGCCGCCCATGCAGCAGATCTTCCGCAACTCGGGCAAGCCGTCGCCGTCATAGTCCACCCGCAGATACGCCTCGACGTACAAGAGACGCCGCTGCATCGGGTTCATCGAGTCATTGGCACCCAGACCCGGGCTGGCGGGCCAGGTACTCGTCGTTAGTCTCCAGATCGGTCGAGGAGAGATTAGGCTCAATCTCGTCCATCTCGTAACCCATCTCCAGCAGCTCACCCACGGTCAGCATCTGGCGGTGGGCGATGATGCCGGCCTCCTCAAAGGACCGCGCCTTGCGGTCAATAATCAGCTCCTCCGGCGGCACGGCCATGATGCGGATGCGGCCATCGCGGATAACCCGCTTGATCTGCACGTCGTGCAGCATCGGCAGGGGTGGCACCGCCACGCCCGCCGCAGCAGCCTGGGCCTCGACCGCAGCAATCTGCTCCTGCGAGATCGCGGGGTCCGGGTAGGACATCACAATCTTGACCTCGGCATCCTCCTGCATCAAAACCTGAACAGTCTGGTCATCCAGACCCGAGTAGTCCTCAATCCGCACCTGGGCGGTCTCTTCCCACCAGTATTTAGCAATCCCGCACTTCCTGACCAGCGCATCCTTAAAGATCGCGTAGGACTGCATGAATCCATTGTTGTCGGACGAGAACACGAAATTAGCGTAGTCCGTCGCCTGCTGGGCATTGGCCTCGTCCTCCGGGCCGCGAGGTACAAACTCGACGACGTTCTCGCTGGAGAAGAACACCTTCATCAGGCTCGGCATCATCGCGCTTACGGTATCGCGCACCTCCATCGCTACGACCTGCGAGCGACCGTCCTCCTCGTTACCGAACGGGTCGCCACGGTAATATTCGGTTCCCTTGGCGCGAATCGGCGAGATGTCCGAGTCAATGTAGGACACCGCATCCTGGAGTTCGCCGTTAATGATGGCCTGCAGCTCGCCATCGTCCATCGGCTCGGGAGCGACCATATCGACAGAGAGAGGAATGTCGTTCATATTCATGATTTCACCACTTCACTTTATTGGCCCAGTACGCCGCGCTCATCTTGCCCTTGGCAATGTTCTGAGCGTGCCGCGCCTTAAATGCCTCGTTACGCTTGGTGCCCTCTGGCGAGCCAGAGACACCCTGCTGTCCAAACCGAATCAGCTTGACCTGCTCGCCCGACTTCGCCAGCACCGCATGACTCTTGGTCGGATGCGAAGGCGTGCGCTTTGGCTTGTTGTAGCCAGAGAACATCTCAGAGCCGCGCTTGATAGTCATTGCTCAACTCCAAACCACGCATTCGCGTATTCAGGACGATTGGCCCGTATCCAAGGGATCGCGGCCAAGGTCAGTGCCTGCCCATCCATGCCGGTCGTGTCAGACCCAACGTGGTGGACGTAAGAACGTGATAAAAAATGCTTAAAACCGGCCTTGCTCAGATCGCTGCAATGAACATCATCCGAGTACCAGTTAATCGGAGGAAACCTCGCCTCCTCCCAAACCCGCCGTGAGATGACCCCAAATATAGGCGAAATCACCTCCATTTGCAAAATGTGCGACTCCGACGGATAGCGGAAATACTTCATCTGCTGATTTAAAGGATTGCTCCGCACGTTCTGCATAGGACGAGCCGCGTCGCAGCGCGAGCACACCCAACCGATATCTCCTTCGTATTCCTGAAGGAGCTGATAGTCCTCAAGCAAAAGCTCAAGGCTCGTCGGAGTCAGGACCACATCGTCATTGGCCACCACCACCGCCTCGCAACCATCGGCAAAGGCGGCATCGATCACCTCGTTGTAGTCCTCGCCGAAACTGCGAGCCGCGCCGCGCAGTTGCAAATACACATCGCGCCGGGGCGCATCAACCGGCGTCCTCAAATACACCGGGATATTCGGCGCGTACTCGCGGCAACTGGCAAGCATCACCGGCAGGCACCTGCCCGTAACGCTCGCCACAGCAATCCCAATCTTCATTTCTTCCCAGCTTTGTACGGCTTGGCCGTCTTCGCCGCAGCCTTAAAAGCCTTCGAGGTCGGCGCGCCAGGCGATCCCGGCTTTCTCATCTTCTCGCCAGAACCCTCCTCGATGCGCTTCCTCTTGGCGTGGATTGCAGCGTAAAGACCAGCAGGTTTACTCTTCATAATCCTCGCCCTCCATCTTGGCGTTCTCGCCAGCTTCGTACTCTTCGCCCTCTTCGCCTTCCTCTTCCTCGTAATCCTCGTCCTCCTTGGCAACCCAAGCCCGGCAGGTACGCGAGGCCGCGCACTTGAAATCAAAGATCTCGCAATACCCCAGATCGCCAGCCTCGATGGTCCCCCAAGGATCACCCTCGGAACCCACCCCCTTGGCAATGCACTGAAGCATGGCAGGAGAGCGATTAAAGGCGGC